TGATGCAGAGTATCTGGAAACCGGCATGTCATATTTGATTCTTCCGGGTACAAAAACGGAACAATATGTATTTGGAATTTCCTGGATTGATGATGTTGACCGGAATGATCTGGGAGACGCCAATCGTAACCGGGATATTCAAACTTGGTTCGGGGCTGATCCAACTGTATCGTTATAAATTCAGGTTTATCTTAGAGAAGCCTCCCTCATTGGAAGGCTTCTTTTTTATTTATCTGCATAATACGCAATGCCCGCCAGTACGAAAAACACGCAAGGCAATGCTACCCCGTTGCCCCACATCTTATATTCCGCTGAATCGGTGTGAGGGTTCTTCAGCCATTTGATGACCTGGTTCCGGGTACGTGACTTTTTCGCTGTCCCCATCACCTTCCGATGCGTTTCAAACACATCCATCCAGAAGCGAATCTCCTCATCGGTCGGCTCCGGCGTTTCCAGCCCAGCGCACCACCAGTCCGGGAATCCCTGCAGCCTTGCGCATTCCGTCGGGGTCAGCCTGCGGACGGCGTAATGGCAGTTGATGAACGGTGGGTCCTTGTAATCGGTAGCCACCAGCGATCCGGCCTTTTCTTCTGCCGCCCGCGTGAAATGCGAATTCTTGCTGGAACAGAATGTCGGGTGTTCCGGGCAGAGCACGGCGATACCGCCCTGGTTGCTCCCCGGCATGTTCCCGCCACGGTCAACCGTCCGGCAGGTGTCGCTTTCGTAGGCATGGTTCCGCATGTTATGCGTCCCATCCGAAGACTGGCGTACATCGAAAGTCTTCACAGTTTCCACTACGGCTATCCCTCCCTGGTTACAGGAAGGGTTACCCCCGTTGCCATCCACCGTCCGGGAAGTTTCGGCATCGTAAAAACCAGATTTCGGATTGCCCGATTTCATGGAATTGCTGTCTTTGGAACAGATGCCGAAGGCTTCCTGATGCACCACGAATGGCTGGTTGTTCCCGCCTTTCCCATAATTGGCTGCCATGGTCGGCGCGGCATCCAACGGCCCCGTGTACCGGGAGTCGTTCCCATGGTTCTCATACAAGGTTGCCGGAACCACCCCGGCCCGGAGCGTAGGTGCCTTTTCTTCCTCATACCCGATGTTCCCGGCTTTGGCGGAATGCTCCGTACAAAACCCGGCTGACATCACCACCGGCGGGTGATGCGCTTCAGCACGGAGCGTACAGGTGACGTCCTCCGTCACGCTCATGACCACACCGCCCTGGTCATTCAGGCAGATTGTGCCTGCCTTTCCAATGCAGTCTTCAATACGGCAGGCAGTTCTTTGCCACGAGCGGAAGCCCTCTGCAGAATACCCTGACACGCCTTCTGACTCAAAAAGTATTTTGCCGGCACTGTGTCCAGTAAGATGTCCGACAAGATAGATACGTTTTCTTCTTTGGGGCACGCCCCAAGCATCGGCATCGAGGACGCGCCAGGCCACGGAGAACCCTTCACCCAGGATAAGCCCTGCCGGCTCCCACTTCGCAGATCCAGGTACTGAAACCGAAGCATCGCAGATGCCGCAGATTTCTTCGAGGACTTTCTGGAAGTCGTCCCCGTTGTGGCTGGAGAAGGCTCCGGGTACATTCTCCCAAACAATGAACCTTGGATATCCATTGGTCTTTTCCCTCATTTCTTTAATAATGCGGATGGCCTGATGGAACAGACCGGACTGGCTTCCTTCCAGCCCCGCCCGCTTTCCTGCGATGGAAAGGTCGGTGCAAGGGCTGCCGAAGGTGATGATGTCCACCGGCTCCAGTTCAGCGCCATCCAGTTTATTTACATCTCCATAGTGCTTCACAAATGGAAGCCGCTTCGTCGTTACCCGGATGGGGAACGGTTCGATTTCACTTTGCCACACAGGTCTGATTCCCGCCAACAATCCACCCAGCGGAAATCCCCCGCTCCCGTCAAACAGGCTCCCCAGCGTCAGTGTTCCCATCCGTTACCTCCACTTCGTCATACCGGTAGGTCACGCCGTCCCGGACGACTTCTACATTTTCATAACTTCCTACCTGTTCAATGTACCGTTTCACTATCACATCGCAGAACTTTTCGTCCAGTTCGATGGTGTAGCAGATACGGTCTGTCTGTTCACAAGCAATGAGCGTCGAACCGCTGCCACCGAACGGGTCAAGCACAATACAGTTGGACATGCTCGAATTCATAATCGGATATGCCAAAAGCGGCACCGGCTTCATAGTCGGATGATCTGCGTTCTTCTTCGGTTTGTCGAATTCCCAAATCGTGGATTCTTTCCGTCCCGTATACCATTCATGTTTGCCGATTTTTTTCCAGCCGAACAGGATGGGTTCATGCTGCCACTGGTACGGAGACCGCCCCAAAACAAGGCTTTGCTTCTTCCAGATGCAGGTTCCGGACAAATAAAAACCCGCATCGCTAAAAGCTTTGCGGAAGTTGAGTCCCTCTGTATCTGCGTGGAACACATAGATGCTGGCGTTGTCCGTCATCACTTGTTCCATATTAGAAAACGCATCCAATAAAAATTTGTAGAATGCGTCATTGGCCATGTTATCGTTTTTAATTTTCCCGGCAGAGCCTTCGTAGTTGACGTTGTACGGTGGGTCCGTCACGACCAGGTTTGCCTTGTGGCCTGCCATCAACAGGTCATATGATTTTTCATCTGTACTGTCCCCGCAGTAAAGCCGGTGCCGTCCTAACTGCCATAGGTCATGCTTTTTGGTCATGCATGGCTTCTTCAGTTCGGCATCCACATCGAAGTTATCGTCCTTGACCTTGTCCTTCACATCGTCTTTGAACAGGTCGTCCAGTTCCGCTGCGTCAAAGCCCGTCAGCGATACATCGAAGTCAGCTGCCTGCAGGTCATAAAACAGTGCCTGCAGTTTTCCTTTGTCCCATTCGCCGGAAATCTTGTTCAGCGCGACGTTGAGCGCCTTTTCCTTTTCCGGAGGGAAATCAATGACCACGCAGTCCAGCTCGGTGATGCCCAAGTCCCGCAACACCTTCCAGCGCTGGTGTCCACCTACTATATTTCCTGTCTGCCTATTCCAGATTACCGGCTCTACATAGCCAAATTCCTGAATAGACCGTTTCAGCTTTTCATATTCCGGATCCCCCGGCTGTAAATCTTTTCTTGGGTTATAGTCAGCTGGAATCAGTTCATCCAACCGCTTTTTTATGATTTCCATTACTCTTCCTCCTTTGCAGCAGACGTTGCAAACCTTTTTCCGCCCCTGCTACATCGCCGTGGACAGCCTGCCCTTTTAATGTACGATACTGTTGCCGGGTCAGGTACGGTTTCCACACTTTCAGTTCATGCAAAAGCTGATATAAATTCATCCTCACCGCCCCTTCCTGGCCGTGAGCAGCCGTTCCATCAGATCGTCCTGCGGGGATTCCCCGCTGTACTCGCTAGCGCAGTTTTCCTTGACGATCAGGAAAATCTCCATCCACAGCCGGTTCGTCTGCGCCATATAGTCCTGCGCCATGGCCACGTATGGGCTCCGCTGGGCATTTCCGGTCGTGGGATGCTTGGCCAGGAAGCCATACTCCGTCACCATTTCCTCACACTGGATCCACCGGGCCGCAGACATGGCATACCGCTCCAGCAATTGTGGAGAAACTAAAGAGGAGCAGCCCCTTTCACGGAGCCACTCCCACGTTTTTTCATATATTTCCGCCGCCATCAGCGGTTTTCCGTCTTTCTGTATCGCAGACAACATTTCGGATGGCTTCGGCATCTCCTGCCCTTCCAGTTTCCCGACGTTGTCGTTAAAGCTGATGACCGTAATCGGCCTCTTGCCCGGATTGCCTTCCGCAATCTTGTCCGCCAGGGGCTTTTTCTTCGCCCCGGCTCCGAGCCGGGCACCTCCCCGGTTCGTCCCATCTTTTGCCATTTTTCTCAACTCCTGTTCCGGGGCCTATTACCCTGTTTGAAATCGCGTTTTTTTACGTGAGCCCACCCGCCCGGTGCAGCGTAAAGGCCCTACAGAGATTCATACGCCCCCTTGGGCGCGTTTTAAACATCGAACCCATGCCCGGATATGCACAGGATTTTCTTCGCGCCTTAACGATTGTGGAACCGGTCTCCCATCTGGATACCGATCCTTGAGTGGCACGGCTTGCAGAGCGCCATCAAGTTATCTTCATTGTGCGTCCCGCCATGCCGCAACGGCAGGATGTGATGCACTTCAGTCGCAACGGTCAGCCGTCCTTCTTTCCAGCACTGTTCACACAGCGGGTGTGCCGCAAGGAACCGGGCGCGTATCTTTTTCCATTCACGGCTTGCGTAAATTCTCCTCGCC